TCAACCAACTCCGCATGCTTTTCAGGATTAACTTGCGCCAATTCCTCCATCGGATCGGTCATCAAACCGCGCTCGTTAGGTACAGATTTTGGCAAAAGCGCCTTCAACTCATCCTCACGGTCCTTCAAACTGTGCATCGCGTTAGATACTTCATCACCAAGCTTGGTAATGGAAGGCAACAAGCGCCGTGCGCCGCGGGTCACCATGCCTAAACCGGGGATCGCGCCTAAAATACCCAAACCGCCCTCAAAATAATCGCCCTTTTGAAACGCTTCAATGCCCGCTTCGCCCGAACGGTACTCCCCGGTTCCCGGCGACATGTCCAAACCGAGTTCAAACAGCGCATTAAGGTAATTTTCTTGGGACTGCGGGTCGAGTTCTATGCCAGACATGCTGACATCTAAAGGATCCACAGAATTATCCACAGAATTATCCACAGGATTGTAGTTCTCTACCGCAGTTTTATCGTCCATACCCCAGTGATCTCGGCTTGTCAATAATAAAGCCTGACTTTAGCAGACTCTTGCTCGTCTTCCCAATCATCTGTTGGCAAAATCACGAAATTACCCTGACGGTACCTCATCAATGCCTGTGTCATCGAGTCAACCAAGTCGTCGTGCTCACCATTGGGAAACGCCGCAACCTCCTCAATTAACTCATCGGCCCACGTCTCGTCCGGCGCCCATACCATCCCAGCCTCAAACAAGGGCGATACACTATGTACCCGCGTTACCTTGTCATTGCCCCGTGATGGCGTGAAATTGACCACCGGAATCCCCTGATTTCGCAATTCATGCGTCAATGGCATACCGCTCGCCTTCGCCTCCACGATGACGGTGTCGGGGTCCCAGTACTTCCACTGCTCTAACGCCACCGCTTTCAACTCCGGAAAATCCCACCGACCCTTCTTCGAATCCAAAAGAATCAAATTGGGACCCGAACCACCCTCGTTAGGATAAAAAACACCCCACGTCGTGATCGCACTAAAGTCCGCCGTCTCACGCTTACTAAACGCCGTATCGTACGACTGAATCACATACTGCAACTGCGGAACAGATCCACGCTCCCAACGTCGCCACCACTCCCGCTTAATAATCGCATTCTCTTCACCTGTAGGATTTTGCTGATACTGAGCGTTCCACTTGCTAGGAGGTATCGACGCGCGGACCGCGCTCAAATCATGGAGGCTCCAGAACTCAGGCCAACAAGGAACCTCGTCGGGGGTCCCTTCGTCAAAAATAGCCGGTAACTCCACTACCTCCCACTGATCCGCCTTCTCATCTTTCGACATCGCCTTGATCAACTGACCGGTCATATCCTTCTCAGACCACCGCGTCTGAACCAAAACAATCGAACCGCCCGGCTGCAAACGCTGACGAGGACCACCCGTGTACCAATCCCACGCATCCTCAAAACCCGTATTCGACATCGCGGTCTGCTCCGAGTGCGGATCGTCAATGATTACCAAGTCACCACCACGACCCGCCAAGTTCGAACCAACGCCCACGGCGTAGTACATGCCACCTTTGTTCGTGTCCCACCGACCAGACGCCTTCGAGTCAGCCGCTAACTTAACTTCAGGAAAAATATCCTTGTACGTATCCGACTCAATCAAGTTCTTTGTCTTTCGACCAAAGTTAACCGCAAGCTCCGTGGTGTGCGTTGCCTGAATGATCTTCTTGTTAGGCTGCCTACCCATAAACCAAGCAGGAAACAAAAATGACGCAAACTCGGACTTGGTATGTCGAGGAGCCATATTGATGATCAGACGCTTGAGCTCGCCACGCGCAACACGTTCTAACTTCTCCGCAATGATTCTATGGTGCCGCCCTGCAATGAACTCGGGCCACACGGCTTTTACGAAGTCCAAAAAATTATTTTGGCAGGCTTCCGTCTTCTCTAATTGAGCCAAACGTAAACGTAATTTGAGCTCTTTTTCGGACAGGTGTTCTTCGATCAAAGTTTGTCTCCGGGGGACCCTAAATATATGGGATTTTATCGGCTTTTATGCGGTAGTAAAGACCATATCATTTTTCTGCTGATTATTTGTGAAAAACATGGCCCATGATGCCGTGCCCAGCGATGCGCCGCCGCGAATTTCGGATCGCGATAAGTGTTTGATTTTAAACGATTTAGCCTCGATTCTCAAAGGATCCTAGAAAAAGTACCGCGAACCACGCGCCGCGGTTTTAATTGCGGATTAATTAATAATTTGCTGCGTGATCGATGCAGCGGATCGCCGCCCCAGTGCCGCGGATCGCGCCCCTCGATGAACATCGAGCGCGCCCTGTACGTCAAAAAAATAACGTACATAAAATAATCACGAACAAACAAACACGCACCACGAACCGCGCACCAAGAGCCCTGGTCTCGCGCTGGACAACCTCGCCCGCAACCCTTGCTATTGCTGCGTTTTTAAATCGCTTTTTGTACAAAAAATCGCAATCCGTAGGTTTCGAGCCGTGATCGAGCGCCCGCGCCCCGCTTGTATTACTACCGAGCACGCATGAAAAAGCCCGCTCGATGGCGGGCTACTGGGTGACAAGATCGAGGGCTTTAGATCAGCGCCTCGCACGATGGACAATTGATCCGATCAGGCGGAACCAGTGCGCCACAATCGCAACGGGCGCATTGAATAACTGGCGGCGATAATCTGGGCGCGTCGCGGGTATCCACCAAAATAGGCGGGCGATATTTTACAGTGGGGCGCTTGTGAATTAAGCCCGCTAGATGTTCGGCGCTCTCTATCGCTTTTTCTGCGCAATCGTAAATCCCAAAGCCAGTCCCAAAGGGCTCGCTTGGTCTATGCCACGATAACTCCCATTGATTATTACGGCGCTCAATCCGCAAATAGTGGTTTTGTAAATTCATGGTTTAAATCCCCGTTTTAATCGAGCGGAATAGCTCAGCGCTAATTATGGGATCGATCCCATATAAAAAGCAAGCAACAAAAAGCCCGCACGATGGCGGGCTGTTAAGGTGACAAGATCGAGCGCTAATCGGCAGGGCTAAACAACCAAGCGCCTAATCCAAGATATGCAGCAATTAAACCGCCCGCGAGAAAGAGCTCATCGAAAGTGACAAGCGCCAGAACAAAAGCCGCCATTGCTAAACCGAAAAGCCCGTGGGCAAGATTAACTAAACGCATCACTCATCCCCCGAAACAGGCTCGCAACCGCGCTCCAATATTGCCAGTGTCCGATTGGCAATGTCACGGCGGTCTTTCCATTGATCGGTTGACTCAGCGGCAGCCCATAAAGCCTGCAAGATATTATTCAGATCCGCGCCCTCGATCTCATAAACAACGTTATCTTTAAAAATTGGTGAATAGTACATATCAAGCTCCCTCTTTCTCTAGATCTAGTTCGAGCTGTTCGATCAATCGCTGCGCTTCATGATATTCAGCAACTGGGAAGCCGTAATGATCTGTAGAGCTGATCCCGAAAACGTCACCGGATTTTAAGCTAAGCAAACAGGGCTCATAGTCGCGCTGCACCACTCGAACATCGATGTTCGCAAGATCGAGCACGCCATTAATCCGCTCGCGGGTTGTTGGAGTATTCCAACCGGCAAGGGTGATCGTTAAGACCTCGTTATCGTCTGCCCATTTGGCGATTAAATTACCGTGCAAATATAGCTCCTTGCCATTGGTGAAAGTATTACCCATCGAAAAGGCGCGATGATCTACAAAAGCGCCCGCGGTTTTTTCTGTAATTTTTCTCATTTGGAAATTTTCCTTTTTTAATCGTGCGGAATTGCACGCTCTTATTATGGGACTAGTCCCATATAAAACGCAAGCCACAAAAAAGCCCGCACGATGGCGGGCTAAATAGATCCAGATCGAGCGCTTAAAAATCTAAGCGAATAGTCGCGCTTTCTAATGCGCTTTTAATCTCGCTAGCGATGGTTTCTGTTAAGCCATCAAGATCGGCATTATCGAGCGCCTCGCCCAGCTCATCAGATAAGACCTCGCGCGCCAGCTCTTTTACCACGTCACCCGCGCCGCCATAGCTGAGCTCGCTTTGCAGCTCATCAGCAACCGCCTGTTCTACTGATTTTTGCACGCGATCCTCAATCCGCTCATCGAACAATCCCTGATCGATCAACGCAACAATCGCTTTCTCGAAAGGTAGATAAACCGCATCAGCTCGGGCGATACGATCACGCACCAAACGATCAGCCGTGTCTTTGTCGATCATCATTTTAGTGATCTGTTGGTTTTGTTCGTGAATGCGATTGCTTTTCTCAGCAATCTCAGCGCGTAGCTTGCCGATCTCAGCGTGCGCGCTTTCAAGATCTGTAAAGCCATCGTCGATGATGCGATTAGCTGCGAATTCTACGTTGTTGTTTACGTCATTGATCATTTTAAAAATCCCCGTTTTAATCGAGCGGAAGTGCTCGCCCATAAGTATAGGATAAATCTCATATAAAAATCCAGAAATAAAAAAGCCCGCACAAAGGCGGGCTAAACGGGGTTTAAAGCTCAGGCGCTTATGCGACTTTATCCAATAGCTTACCGGCTAAACGCTCAACCTCGATGCGGTTATCTTGATGCGGAATATCACGCGCTATAGCTGTAATACCCTGCACCGCGTCCCATACGTTTTCGATAGGGCGCTGCTCTTCCTTCATGTGGCGCTGCATTGCCGCATTAGCCATACGCTTAGATAACCCCGCGCGCTTGGTTAAAAACTCTAAGCGCTTTTCGTCGGTGCTCTCGATCTTAGCTTGCTTAGCTGCTTGTACGCCCTCGATGAAAGATCCGGTGCTACCTTGTGCGAATGACTGCAAAGCCGGACGCGCTTCAGTAGCGAAACGATCTGGGGCAAATTTAGTGTGGCGAATCTTAATTTCCTGAAAATTCTCAACGCCCCATAGATTGCGATTCATACAAACGCCGCGCAGATACATAGCAGCAATGCCCGCTGTCTTACTGCCCGTTTCACTATTCCAAGCGTAAAAACCTCTAAACATCAGATCCGGCTCGCCATTGGCTAACTTACCGACTTCAATGGGGTTGCGATCATCGACTAAGAAAACAAACACGTCACGATCAGACGCAAACAACGTTGTGGTATCCATAGTCACCGGTACTTCTGGATCATAAACCGACAGACCATTATTGCCGCCCACAATCGCCCCGGGAATTTTCCAACGCCCATTCGATCCATCAACCAAGTCTTTAATTGGACGTAAGATTTCATGGTCATAAATACGCCCATAGTCAGCGCCAGTAGCTGCACGCAACTGCTGCGATTCGCCATTTGAATAAACCTTGATCAGATCGCGAGAGCGATTGTGCTGCAAACCCCATTGCAAACAATCCGCGACTAATGGTGCGGGTAGATCTTTAAGGTAGCCCGCAGGCGCCCCAGATAACTGCGCCATCTGCCCAAATGACCAGTTAGTGGGCATATCCATTGCCTCGCGTCCATTCTCATCAGTGTACTCAACCATGATATCGCCCATCGATGGGTTTTCTTCATCAACCGTGCCGATAATATTCATCTTATGGGTATCGACAATGCGGCTAGTCATTTCGCGAGCATCTGCAAGCTTGAATTGCAACATATCATCGAGCGAGGTAAAGCGCTCATCCTCAGGGCGGTTAGCCCAGTTAGATGCAAGCGCGTTATGTTTAGAAATGCCATGGGTAAAAGCATCAGTGTTATAGGTAGTCATAAGTAAATCCCCGTTGGATTAATTCGAGCGATATTGCTCAACAATTAGTATCGGATAAATCGCATACAAAAACAAGCTAATTTTCCAAAAAATAAACCCGCCTCGATGGGCGGGTGTTAAATCAGCGTCTGGATCTGTATCGGGGTTTTCTACGTTGCGGTTGTTTCATTCCCTTTTCCCATGCCTCTTTTCCATAAATTAAACACATTACCCATTTGATTAAAAACATCAGCGCCAAACCATCCCATCTTCAGTAAATTCATAACCATCAAACTCGCATCGCTCGATAAAACATTCCTTACCGCTATGCCATTCAATATCCGATTGAGCATTGCGAAAGCCTGTATCTAAGCAGTCTTTTAAAACATCGAGATAGTCAGCATCGGTTTTCTTACTAACCCATTCGCGCAACGGGTGCAGAAAATCCTCGTCAAACGTAGTACCAGAAAAAGGACAATCTTTCGGTTGATACTCGATCACGTTGCCATGCTCGATGTCGGGATACTCAGCGCTAAACCAATAGCCATAAGAATCTAACTCATAATCGCGCAATCGAATGTGCGTCAAATCAGCAAAGCCCTTTAACGCTTCGCGCCATTCATCAACCCAGTGCCATTCATCACCGCCTTGATGTACCCAATCCATATAAGCCCGCTCTTTAGCCTGCTCGCTCAGCTCATCATAGGTAAATACTTTGGTTATCACTTCACGCATTCTTCACCTCTCGATCAAAACAAATTTCAACAAATGCCACGCGACTCGAATCGCTGCTTAAAACATGACTAACCCACGGATTCCAAAAATGTTCGGTATCTTCAGACCAAACAACAACCTCTGCATCTAGCGGGACGCCATCTAATTCAGCTAATAGCTCACTTACTTGCATCAGATACCTCAGTAGCCGTTAGCTTTGCTAAATAATTCCAAGTCATTCCCATGACGGTATAAAGATGCGATTGCTCTTCCTTCGGGTGTTTAGCAATCCACGCCGTAATAACGTCCATTGATTCAGGCGTTGCAAAGAAAGTGTTTTCAGCAATTACAGATTTTTTCATTTGGTTATCTCCCGTGCAGTTAGCTCAATATCAGATTCTTCAAGTAAGGGATCGAGGTCTACAACCACGTCTGCAATACCGATGTCGCTACCATATTTAGCGATGTATTTTTCCATCGCTTTACAAGCTAGATCTGAAGCAGTTTGCTCATCTGGCGCCTCAACGTAGTAATTAAACGAATCAAGGTCGATATATACACTGTACTTATTCATTCGTTATCCCCTTCGATGATGTCGCTCAGGTCTATCAGAATTGCATCTTCAAACTCCCAGTCGCCACTCATGTGTTTATAGTAAATAACAACCATCAAGCCACCTCTAGTGTTGGTTTTCACTTCAGCCATATAGTTGCCGTTGTCGAATTCCTTACTTATGTAAAACTCACCAGTTTTCATGCGCCTTCCACCTCAAAAGCCCTGCCCAAATCCTGAGCTAATGCCTCGATGGCAAATAGCACGTCATCAGCCGCCCAGTTTTCCAAAGGCTCCCACGCATAAGCGTGCATAAAATCGAATAGCTCTTTATCTTCGAGCTCCATCCAATTATCAGGTAAAGGTCTGGTAAGGAAATGTGCGCTGACCCGCACAACCAATTCGCTATATTTCATTTAAAAATCCCCATAGTTAGGCTTCATTGCCTTATGGGAGTATATGCGACTATATAGGACTAATCAAGGAAAAAACTTTCGCCCAATCAAAAGGCGCTTCGCAGGTATATAAGGGCTCGACTTTAGATAGCCCTTCAGTCTTTAAATCAATAGCGTCACTTGCCGGATATAAATACAGCGCTGCTTTCTCGGTGCTGCTTTTCTGCTGCTTTATCAAAACCCAAGAGCTCGATTTACTATGCGTTGTTAGCCAACTAACTTGGTGCGGTCGCAGGTCAACCGAATTGCCCTTGGTATATTTCAATTCCACCATGTGAAATTTACCTGATTCATCGCATATCAATAAATCAGGTACACCGGGCATAGCCCACGTTTCAAGCCTAGTCAGGATCAATGATCTCTTCGATCTCTTCACCGCTTCCTTCAGGTTGTTGTAAAAGGCGCTCTCTGGTTTTTTTCCGGTTTGATTTGTTTTCATCTTTTGGCGTTATATCGATAGTGACTGGGGCATATTGGCTTTTCATCTCTTCGAGGGCTTTCATCACCTCTTCTTTGCTCATCGAATCAATACTGCCATGACGGATCTCGCTCTTACTAACGTAAATGTCGCCTTGCGCCTGACCTCGACGATACTCTGCTTGAACAGCAGCACTGTAAGCGCCATTCTGCAAAGCCGCATCTCGAATCAATTGAAGATCTCGCAGGTGACGCTGATAGGTCACCCCGTATTTAGCGTCTAGCTCATCTCGATACTCTTTAATCGCCTTACAGACATGAGGGCTCATCAGAGGGTTAGTTAGCTCGTGCGCTCGAACGTGAGCAGACCCAGCAGGATAACCGGCGTTAATCGCCGCTTCCTTCAAAGTTATCTGACCATCTTGGCTAACCAGTTCCTTAACGAATAGCTCTTGGCGGCGGGTTAGCTTTTGATTCAGCTTTTTCTTATAGCGTGCAGGTTCAAGATAGGGATCAACCTTAGTTGCGGGCATCTTTATCTCCGGTAGTGATCAAACGTAACATTTCGTTAATTCTAACCTTCCCTTATATATAGAGCAAAAATTACAGTTACAATTTTTTCAAAAAAAATCTCGGCACAAGGCTGTTTTTGTCCCTATATAGAAAGAGAAATACACGGTTACATATTTGCAACATTAACGTGTAACACTTTATGTAACCTTAAATCTCTATATATACCAAAGGCTGCAAGCCGATGGTTACACGGTTACACCGGTTACAGCAAATTTTCGTAAAATTTTTTTCTTTAATTTTTCCTCTATATATAACTGTGACCGTAACTTTAACGATCCCCCTTGATCTTTGACCAATCAATCGTTTGTTCGAGGTGCGTGATCAGCGAACGGATCCACGCTTTTTCTTGCTCGTCCATCGAGAGCACTTCCTGTTCAGTCGCTTTAGCCGCCTTCTGGTCTGTGAGCCGTGATAAGCCATCCAGTCCGAGTGTTCTTTTTTTCGTCATAGTTTCGCCATCATTCATTCACTATTTCTCCATTTTTCTGCCACATTTGTCGCGGCAAATAAAAAGGGGCTACCTTTCGATAGCCCCTGTGTTGTTATCCCTTATTCTTTTGGGAATGGTAATCCACATCCTTTTGGAAATCGTTAGTCCAGACTTCCGAATCGGTAAACTCATCGAAGTCGCCTTTTGCCATCGGTTTGATGGATCGAGAGGTGACGGTGAAAGCGCCGATAGGTGTGGGATCATTTTTCTGATTCCAAGTAATCGAGCCCCAACCTGAAACGGTCAATTCATCGTGTTGTCCTTTGACAACGACGATGGGACATTTCTTAGGTTTACCTTCTGCATCGAAGCATTTTTTCAATGCGGTGATGGGATCTTTTGCCTTTGCCCACGAACCGTGAGATCCGAGAGTTTTAGCGAGGAAGGTTGAGCCGTCTTTTAGTGTTACGTCATTCATGATTTTATCCTTTTGAAAAGCCGCCTCGAAGGGCGGCGATTTGAGTTACTTAACGTTGTACTTCGATTTAAGTTTTTTAACTTTGCGTTGGTAGGCTTGTTCGATCTGATCTTTTGATGCGTTATTGCATCCAAAGATACCGCCTAACATGGCGCCTAGTTTCCAATCGCGAAGTTCATCGAGTTCACGTTTGTAATCGGATTTATCTGACATGATAAATACCCCGTGGTTAAGTTGTTAAAGATCATTTCGAGTCTTGCACCCTCGAAAGAATGAAGCTGCCCTTCATTCACCTACTATTATAGTATGATATAAGATAATGTCAAGTTAAATACCCACACGGGTTATGGGGTATTGTATAGGACAATATAAGATAACAGCCGCAAAGTTAAATGTTCCACGTGAAACCTTAAAATTCAACTTCTTCCAATTCCCAAGCTTGTTTTTGGACGGGCCCGCGCTGAATAAATTTCTGCCAGTTAGCATCTTGTTCGATCAGCGCTTCGATCTCGTAATCGCGGGTCGCGGTCAGCAGTCCGAGCGCCATGTCGGTTTGGAATAAGCCGCGTTTCGCGCTCCAGTGTTCGAGTTGTTCTGCCGATTCATTTTGTTCAGCGGTTTCTACCATGTATTGACAGAAGTCTATGCACGATTTGATGTACATAGCTTCGCGGTAATCTCTATAAAGAGTAGGTCGCATTAGTCTGCTCCAAAGAACGATTGGTTGTTGATCACCTTATAGATCGTGGATTCGTGAACCTCGAACTTTTCGGCGAGCACTTTGGGCGCCAGTAGTTTTTTACGTTGGCGCAGCTCGTTTTGGTATTTTCGAATTTCCCGCAGCTCGTCCCGCAGCGCTTCATATTCGGTATTGATCTCACGGATCAGGTTTACATCATCGCGGGTTAAGCGCTGGGCGGGTTTATGGGTATTCCAATGGTTAGACACGCAGAGCCTCCGGGCGAAAGCCTTGAACAATGAAATCTGACCACGCCCCGGCTTCGGATTCGAGGCGCGTGGCAATTTCTGGATGGTAGATGTGCCCATTTAAGCCACGGGCGAGTGAATCTTTAAATTGTGCAGACAAGGCGCGCCATTTCTCGGATTGCTCGTCGTGCCCATCCCAGTCATCTTGTTCTGCCCAGAAATCTAAAAGTAATACCGCCTCACTAAAAGGCAGCATGTCATCAAGTTGGTAAATAAACGGACGCTTTAACATTAGTGGACCTTCACCGTTGTTTCGTCGTTATCATCTTCATCGTCAGCAACCTCAAACAACGTCGCTTTGATCGAGTTTTGCATGCTGGCATTGCGCAAGCAGCTAGAGAGCACGCCCATCGCAGACGCTTTGTCGGGCGCCAGCTCAATCAAGTGATGAAGAACCGTGGTCAGTGCGCCGCTAAGCACCGCCCCTGACTCCATATCTCGGTCGTACATCTGGTGCAGTACATTATCAATACGCGTAGCCGATTCAGTAAACTGCTCGCCCATGCGCTCTTTCTCGTAGTCCTCTTCCATCATCACTAGATCCATTTATTTTCAGTCCCCTATGTTGTTCAGTATTGCACGAATCGCATACAGTTGCGGCACGTGTATGGGATTATATAGGATGTTATGAGAAAGGCAAGAAAAAACCCCTAATCGGGGCAGCGATTAGGGGCTTGGAGGTGCGCCATCCATGACGCCAGAACCAACCACGGGGATAGTTGATACAGTGAGTATATCAGATGATATGGGATTTACAACAGCGTAGCGAGCGATAATCCGATAAAGATGCAAATGCCATAAATCGCGCCACCAATCAGCTCTTCCTGTGTATCGGTAAAGAACCAATTGGGATTAGCGTGTTGGCGCAGCGCATTGCGCAGGTTGATATACGTTTGTTGCAGGAAAGGTCGTTTATTAGTCATTGCACATCTCGTGAATAGTTAGGTTGCAGGTCGTACATTTTAAATGCCCGTCAAACTTATCCAATGTAATGGGCACCTTCATCTTAATCAGATCGGGCTCGATCACCCCCGTAGCGACAAACACCAGCTTTTGCTCGCACCGTGGGCAGCGGTTATCGGCAAGTGCTTTCTCAATACATTCGCAGAAACCATCATCACTCATAGTAAATTCCCAAACTTGTCGTAGTCCATCGCGATAGGCTGCGCGTCATCCCAGCTATCTTCTAGCTCGTCCCACAGATCTGATTTCTGAGAAACAAGCGTGCCGTCGTCTTTGTGCGCCACGATCAGAAAGATCTCGTCCGGTCCAAAATCACCACCATCATCAGAATATCGTTTGCTGCCAGAGCGCCAGAGCAGGGTATATTCCGATCCTTCCTCATCGAAATAGGTTGTTGTGTAGTCAGTCATCTGTCCCCCTAGTTGTACACAGGCTGAAACGTTTCCAAAACGATCTCGCCCT